TCCTGCACTTCCATCAAAATTTACCCAAGATTTCGCCAATCCTTGTTGTAGGCTAGTTGTCGTTGAGTTTCCCTCACCTGTAACAAGTATAGAACCTGCTGTGGTTACACCTGTAAATTTATCTACTTTAAGTTCACTTGCCATTATGCTAAGTCTCCATGCCAAATTACCATTGTCTGTTCACAATCAAATACACTTCCACCATGTTGCATAGCGTGCATTTTAGTATCAGATGTTGTTGTCTCTGTAGTTTCACTATTACCATCTTCTAAACATATAAAAATTGTATTATTAGTCATACCAGAACAAGCATAGTTAACATTGCCAAAAGAATTAGTGTACTGAGGACTAAACTGTCCTGCACTATGGTCAGTTACACTAGCTATATTTAAACTGTCATCAATAGTAGGTGTATCTTGGTCAAAATTCATCCAACCCTTTGCCAACCCTTGCACAGTATTCTGTGTAACATTACCACCATCAGATACATAAGTAGATGTATTAGCTACCTTAACATTCGTGCCACCACTACCTGCTTTATCTACAATGGTGTCTACATTTAATTGACTTGTCATACGATACTCCAATAACCATTAACAGTAACAGTAGCAGTTGTTTCAATAGTAACAGGACCAGCAGACATACCATTATTAGTTGCGTCAATAGTAAAACTGGAAACCACTTGGTTTTCATTCTGTCTTACAACTGATTCATAACTGGTTTGCTCACCAGATTTACCTAAATATTCATCACTCATTTAAACCTCTATGCGTAAGGACTTGTTCCTAATAAACTTGTATCCCAAGCTGCTTTTAATTTAGCAATAGTGTCTGCATCAGTTATTGCCTGGGCTGCTGGTGCATTTCTTAAATTTGTCTTTTTTGTTACACTTGCTGACTGTGCAGAACTGTCGGATGCTTCTAATGCTTTCATGTAAACAACATCTTCTGCTTCCAAAAGAGGTTGTCTGACTTCTCTTATTTTATCTTTAAAAATAGTCTTAGCGACAGTCATATCTTCTGAAATAACTTTTTTATCAGCATCAACAACCCAAGCACCTCTGAAGTGTCTGTCAGATGGTTTGGTTACTGTTGAACTGTCTACAGTTACACCATCCTTGTCTGTAATGTATGTTTTTGTCATGGTTTCTCCTTATGCTACTTTTTGATCTTCATAAACATCATTGTTAATCTTCCAGGCATTTCTCCACTCTCTTGTCTGTGGCAACTGGTCTTTTTTGCAAATGACTAACCGAGGTCTATTGGCCTTTTGATATTCTCTCCATACTCTT